CTTCTAACAATAGTTTGTATTGTTTGTGGTGGATTGTTTACCTTCTTAAATTTAATGTCATGAGAGAGGAGATAATTACAAGACTTGAAAAGATTGAGAATGTCAATGCCATTATCAATGGATTCACTTACAGAATCAAAATGTATCAATCTCTGATTCCAGACTTGAAAAGATCTGGTTTGAATCAGCTTGCTGATAAATATGATGATCGCATTGATACCTGTGCAAGAGCCATTGGAAGATTAACTATCTATAAAAATAAGATATGAGCACAGCACACTATGAATACTGGTGGCAGAAGTCAGGCAGATTCAACATTGATTTATTTAATAACTATTTAAGAGCAAAAAGAGATGCAGAATTTCAAAGTAACTTACAAAGTCAAGGATGGCAAGTGGATCATCCAACAGAAAACAATTCAAGCCAACAGTCCAGAGGATGCAATCAAGAAGATGGACATGTGGCCACCGTTAATTTTAAAAGTTGAGAAGATATGAAAATACAAGAAGAACATTTTGACCAAAGAACTGGAGTTCATTATTTTGAACAAACATTCACAACTCAGACAGTCCAACAATTATCATTTAAAGATTATGATAATCTTAAAAATTTTCTTGAGGTTGTTGTTGAACACATGAGTAATGGTAGAAATATAAGTATATGGTTTAACGATATAACTGATTTAAAATGAAAATTACAATAGCTAACTACACAAAAGAGCCACATCCATTAATGAGAAGATTCAGAGTATGGCTTGAGGATGAAATGGAAGAGGAAGGTGGATTATGGTGGAATTGTGTCCTGGATCAGAATCAATGCTTGTTTGATCATAACTATCCAGATGAAGAGAGAGATACATTGCAATGGTATATTGATAATGGATATAAAGTTGAGGAAATATGAAAGAGCAAGAACAAAAGTCCTGGATCGAAGAGGCATGGGAGTATAGCAGAATGGCTATTGAGAATGATTTACCAACAACAATAGATGCGTTTTATGAATATCAACGAAATAATAAGAAAGAGATTTCCAAACGAGAGGACACAGGATCTTGCCAATGAACTTGGCTTGACTTATTCTCAAGTGGCAAACAGAGCTTTCACAATGGGCCTCAAGAAGTCACACGAATTCAAGCAATCAGATTTATCTGGCAGAGCTAATCTCATCAAAGGTGGTAAAGCATTCCAATATAAACATGGTCACATACCAGCCAACAAAGGAAAGAAGATGAGTCCAGAGCTTTATGAGAAGATCAAGGAATCAATGTTCAAGAAAGGCAATAGACCAGACAACTGGAAACCAGATGCATCCATTGTTGAGAGAAATGACAAGACTGGAAGGATTTATCTTTATTACAAGATTAAGGATTCTTATTGGATTCCATATCATCACAAAGTGTGGAGAGATGCCAATGGTCCAATCCCTCCAAAGCATGTGGTAACATTCAAAGATGGCAACTCAAGGAACTGCGATATATCTAATCTTGAGCTGATGACCATGTGTGAAAATGCTAAGAGGAACAGCATCCACAGATTTCCTAAACAGATACAGGAAGTAATTAAATTAAAAGCAAAACTTAAAAGAAAAATCAATGGCAAGAAACAAAATCAATGATCTTAGAGATCATCTCTTTGCTGCATTAGAGAGATTAGACAATGATGAACTATCAGCTGAGGAGCTCCAGAAGGAACTTGACAAGGCTGAAGCTGTTGCACAGATTGGCAATGTCATCATAAATAGTGCAAAAATTGAGGTTGAATTCATAAAAGCAACCGGCATGATTAGAACAAATACTGATTTATTTAAAGGAGTACAAGATGAGCCCAGACAGCTATACCATGGAGGAGAGAATTAAAGAACTCATCCAAAGAGACAGCCTTGACACAAAGGACAGATACAGAGATCTAATTTATAAGAGGAGCTATCTCTATGCTCTTCTCAGAGAGGATGGATATCATCTTTCAAGGATTGGCAAGTTATTCAACAGAGACCATGCAACAGTCATAAATGGATTGAAGATTCATGACAACTATTTTGGAAAGGATAAGATATATGATTGCACAATTCGAGAGTATGTCAAGCAACTTGGCAAAGTGTCCATCATATCAGATGAGGACAAACCTGCTATTTATCAAGACATTATGGATTGCCATAACACAACAGCTCTGGCCATAATCAAACAAAGAATTAAGGATGGGTATTATGACAAGTAGACAACTCTCTTTATATACGCTTGGCTCTATTTTTTTTAAATGCTCCTCCTTATCAGGAATTTGGAGTTGTCATGTTGTCACGCAAACGCTGAAACTCAATACAGATAAAGGTTATAGCCGTGACAACTACATTTTTGAGTTGTCATATTTAGGAATGCTTGTCACGTATTTGGAATTAATTAAAAAATAATTATATTTGCAAAGGGGTTTGCGGTTAGCTGCCCAGTAAAAGGTTTGACACTGTACCTTTCCCCCTATTTTTTTTCAGTGTCATAAAACAGTTGTATGAAAATATCAGTATTTAGAAACCTATTTAACAGCAAAGAGACTCCTTATGAATTAACAATTCAAGAGGTAGCCAACAGAATTAAGAAAGGAACTCCAGAGCTCATTGAAAAGATTGAGAAAATCAGAAGTCTTGATCATGGAAATGATGAATATAAGAAGCTCAAGAATTCTTTGTATGCTATTATGTTCAATGGTATATTTAAAGAAAGATCAGATAATGGACTTGAGGAGCATTCTGGACTTTGTGTGCTGGATTATGATGGCTATCCATCAGAATTTGAACTGGATCTTGAGAGACAAATGCTTATCAATGATCCACATGTATTGCTGTTGTTTAAATCACCAGGAGGAAATGGTCTGAAGGTAGTTATTAAGATTCCAAAATCTGATAAGCATGAGCACAAAAGAAGATTCAATGCTTGGGCTGAGCATTTCAAATCTGATTATTTTGATTCCAAGACATCCAATGTTTCAAGAGTATGCTTTGAATCATATGATCCAAACTTATTTATGAATCTTGAATGTGAAGAGTTTCAAGGAATAGAGCAAGACAAAGGATATCAATATATTGAGAGACCTCCAATCTGTATCTTAACAGATGAGGATAAAAAGATTAGCATCATTCAGAAGTTTAATTTTGGAATCTTTGGAGCTGGCAATAGAAACAACTACATTTTTCAATTGGCTTGCTGTTTGTGTGAATATGGTATTCCAATTGAGACTGCAGAAAGTTATATCTGGAATCAATACATAAATGGTCAATCTGATTTCTCACATGATCGGATGATGGCAACGATCAAAAGTGCATATAAAAGAAGTCAATACAATTCAAAATACTTTGAGGATAAAGATACCATCAGCAAAGTCAGATTGAAGTTGAAATCTGGAGTAAATGATGAGGATATAAAAAAGCAACACAATATCAGTGATGAAACAATCAATGACATCAGAGAAGAGGTTGCCATTATGGATGATGTTTTCTGGACCATTACAATAAATAAGCAAGGAAATGAAGTCATAAGTATTGAGCCAATCAAATATGCTCAATTCCTGGTTAAAAATGGATTCAACAAATACTATCCAGAGCAAGCTGAGAAACCTACATTTGTTAGAGTTAAAGAGAATAAAGTAAATCTCAGCTCAGTTGAGCAAATAAAAGATTTTGTATTGAATTATCTTATGGACAAACAACAATATTCTGTTTGGAATCATTGCTCAAAGAGTACTCAGTTATTCTCTGAGAATCACTTGAATATGATTGATTCAATTCATTTGAAGATGATCCAGGATACTAAGAGTGAATCCTATATTCCATTTAAAAATTGTGTTGTAAAAGTTACAAAGGACAGTATTAAGCAAATTCCATACATTGACATTGATGCATACATTTGGGAGAATCAAATCATCCAAAGAGAATATCAGACATGTATTAACTTTGAAAATGACTTTCTTGATTTTGTTCATAAAGTTAGCAACAAAGATCCGGAAAGAATCAAAGCTCTTGAGTCAACTCTTGGATATCTCATCCATACCTTTAAAGATAAGACAGATCAAAAAGCAATAATATTTAATGATCAAGAAATTGATGATAATCCAAATGGAGGAAGTGGAAAGAGCTTGATGTTAACAGCTCTGTCATATTTGAGAAAGGTTGTCAAGATTGATGGCAAATCATTCAATCCAAGCAAATCAGATTTTGTTTATCAAAGAGTTAATCTTGATTCTCAAATACTTGCTTTTGATGATGTCAAGAAATTTTTCAACTTTGAGCAATTGTTTTCAATAGTATCAGAAGGCATCACAGTGAATAGGAAAAATAAAGAAGAGATATTCATACCATTTGAAAGATCTCCAAAAATTGTCATCACAACAAATTATGTGATTGCTGGTGCCGGTGGATCACATGATCGCAGAAGACATGAAATTGAATTCTTTCAATATTTCAATAGCAACAGATCACCTCTCCAGGAATATGGCCGATTATTGTTTGATCAATGGGAGGAAGATGACTGGATTAAGTTTGACAACTACATGATTAGAAACTTGCAAAACTTTCTATCCAAAGGATTGCAATCATCCATCAGTATCAATGCTGATGCAAAGAGATTCATTCAGGCAACAAGCAAGGAATTCTATGATTTTGTAATGGAGAATCAAATGAATGTGGATGTTTACTATTATAACAGTGAAATGATTAATCAATTTCAGAATGAATTCAATGGCTATAAAGATATGAATCCTCAAAGATTTAGCAACTGGATATCAGAATATGCTAAATATAAAAACTTAGACATGGAGAAAGGAAGGAATCACAAAGGCAGATATGTAATATTTAAAACCAAATGATATGACAACAAAACAAAGAAAAAGAGTGCAACAGATATGCTTAGCACTGGATGCATTGATTTATGTAACTAAATACTCATGATATGAAACAGACAGCAGTAGAATGGTTGGTTAACGAACTTAAAAACAATCATGGTATAGATTTAAAATTATACAATGAGTTTGACAAAGCCAAACAAATGGAAAAGGATCAAATGAAACTTTCACGCGTTCCGATTGCTTATGAAAATAAATCATGGCAAGGATTAATGGAAAGGCATTTTGAACAATGGTACAATGAAACCTTTAAATCAGAATAGAATGACACCAAAAGAGAAAGCACAATATATTTGGATGAAGTTATTCCAAAAGCAAATAGAAGTAACAGGTAGCGGAGATGGTAATTTATGTGTTGAGATGGCATTGATTGCAGTGAATGAAATACTTGAAAGTTTTATAATAACTATTCCTAAGCATCAAACAGAGTATTGGGAACAAGTTAAACACGAAATAACGAACCTTTAAATCAGAATAGAATGAACAAAGCCAACAAAGACAAACTCAAAGCTCTTGAGATGGAACAACTCAAAGCTAAATATCCCAGCATGAGACCAGAGCTTATTCCTCTGACTGATTGGAAGGATACATCAGCTAATGGATTGACTAAGTGCATTATCTTTTGGATCAATGCTCTGGGAGGACAAGCTGAGAGAATCTCATCTCAAGGCCAGTACAGAGAAGGCAAAAAGATTAAGGTTGGAACTGGAGAGATACAATATGAGAAACAGCTACCAGGCAAATGGACTCCAGGTCAATCAACCAAAGGCACAGCTGATATATCAGCAACAATAAGAGGCAGATCAGTTAAGATTGAGGTAAAGTATGGCAATGATAAACAGTCAGATGCTCAGAAACAATATCAAGAAGCTATTGAGAAAGCTGGAGGTACTTACATTATTGCAAAAACATTTGATGATTTTGTATTGTGGTATGAAAAATTTACATTACATTTGTAAAAATATAAATTAATAGATATGCAAAACGAAGAATTAACTCATGTAGGTTTATACATGAAGCTCCACAGAGCAAAGATGCACATTGGAAAGGTGGTTAAGAATGCCACGAATCCACATTTCAAAAAGTCATATGCTGATATCAATGCATTGCTTGAGACAGTTGAGCCAATCCTCCATGAGAATGGCTTGATATTACTCCAGCCAATCCATGATACTGTGTTGTTGACTCAGATTATTGACATTGACTCAGGTCAAAAGGTTGAGAGTTGGTTGACATTGCCATTGATCCAGGATCCACAGAAGATGATCTCAGCGACAACCTACTATCGAAGAGCAACATTGCAAGCTCTCTTATCCTTGCAAGCGGTGGATGATGATGGTAACTCAGTGACAGCAACAGTCAAAGCACCAAAGCCATCAGTAACTGATGAGCAGTTTAAGATTGCTCTTGAGAAAATCAAAGCTGGTAAATATACCATTGAGAAGTTCAAAGAGAATTATTCACTAACAAAAGAACAGGAGGCACAATTATGAAATGGCATCCATCAACATTAGGAAAGCTCATGGCAGCTCCAAAGACAAAGTCAGAGGTATTATCTGAGACAGCAAAGTCTGAGATTAGAAAGATAGCTAAAGAGCAATTCTTTGGCTTCTCATCATCAATCACAACCAAGCCAATGATTAAAGGCAAGGACTGGGAAGAGGAATCCATTGCTCTTGTCAATCAAGTGAGAGGCACATTGTATGTCAAGAATAAAGAAAGATTTGAGAATGAATTCTTAACTGGAGAGCCAGACATCATTGAGGATGACATGATCATTGACATCAAGACATCATGGTCCCTTGAGACTTGGCCAGCAACTCCAGATGAAGGAGTTAATAAGGATTACATGTGGCAACTATTTGCATATTGTTGGCTATTAGATAAGCCACAAGCTGAGTTGATCT